GGGTACAGGGCACGGGACATACCCATGATGTCCAGCCAAGCCAGCGGCTTGACGCCGTAGTGCCAGTTGAGGATGGCCCCGTCGAAGGCGGTGTTCTGACAGACGATGATCTTGTCACTCCAGTCGATCTTGGCCAGCGCGTTGGCTACATCAGGGCCCTTGATCCAGTCCGTCGGGTGATTGTCGAACTTGATACCAAGCCCGATGGTTTCATACCTAGCGTCTCGAACGTAGGCCTCGGTTGTGAGCTTGGATAACGTGTAGTCCTTGGCGTAATAGGTTTCTAAATCTAACGTGACTAGCGTGGGCATCAGAAGTCTCTTTGGTTGTACCCGGCCGGATCGTCCGGGGTTGGTTGTTCTGGGTCTCGCCACTCCAGCTGGCGCTGGGCGATGAGGTTCTTGCGCTTGCGCATCCGATCCTTGAGCTTACGCTCCTCCTTCTTCGACAAGGGCTCGGGTCGATGCCGTTGTAAAAAGTCGGTAATTGGATCGGGCTTGCTGGATGTCATCGAGGCACTCCTTCAAGTAGTCCAGATTGGTTTCGTTGATGACGAGGGCGAGGCCGCCCGCCCTCTCGATGTCGCGCAGGGCCTTGATCTGCAGGGCAGTGGGCTTGTTCGCGCCGGCCTTGGCCTCCAGCCCTATGAACCGGCCGTTGTGGCACGCCAGAATGTCCGGTGTGCCGTTGGTAGCCAGCATCCCTCCGATGTAGTTGCACTTGTAGGCACCAGCCGCCGCGAGGGCGGCGTGTACGCGTTTCTTCACAAGGACTTCAGGCTGGGCTGCCACGTCGGGTCTCCAACTCAACCAGCAGCTCGATGTAGTGCTTGGCCTTTTCCAGATCAGCGAGGCCGTTCTTGTCGCGCCAGCGAGAGACGTACTTGATCACGTTTCCCTCGAAGTAGCCGATGCCGTTGGCATGGATGTACTGCACGGGCTGGATGGCCAGTTTTTTGTAGTGATCGCCAGCGACCTGCACGTCCAGTGCGGATTCAGTCTTCATCTTCATCTTCCTCGATGATTCGGTGTTGTTCAAGAAGCTCCATCTTGGCCAGCTCAAGGCAGCCGATGGCGGTGGTCAGCATCATGGTGTCGTGGTACTTGAAGACCAGATCAAGAATCTCCTGTACCAGCCCTGACGATAGGTTCTGTTCGTAGGTCATGTGCTCTCTAGTTGGTTTGTGAAATTCACGACGTCGGCAAGGCGCTCGACGTCCATCTTGGCTACTTGGTAGATTTCCTTGTAGTGCAGGCCTTGGGCCATGCCCCGCTGCATGGCCTTGCGGGCCACATTTTCGGCCACCGTCAGGGTGGCGATCTGCATCCCGTCGAGGGTATCCCGGAAGCTCTTGCCGACCTTGGCACCTTTCTCGATGAGGCTCAGGGCCTTGTACTCCATCAGGGTGATCGACCCGTAGTAGCGCTCGGCATTCTCGGACCCCTGCGCTTTGGCGTACGCCACGAAGTCCTGCAGTGTGTCGGTCAGTGCCGACCGGATAGACTTCCCCTGCAGCCGCGCCATCTTCCACTCGACCTTGTCGTCCTGCTTGGCCAGCTTGGCTTCCATCGTGTTGAAAGCCTCGATGAACTTTAGCTTCGTGTCCACGGCTGCGGCACCGGTGAAGCCCATCACGAGGAACATGCACCCGTCGCGGGTAATGGTGTACTCCGGGAACACGCGCCCCTTATCGTCCTTGAAATCGACCTGCGCAAAATTGCGCAGATTGAAATCCTCGGGGGTCGCCAGATTGCGGATAGCCTTGAGCACGTCCCGGTGCTCTTTGCCGAAGGCCGCGGCCACGATGCGACTCGTGGTGCGGATGGACTTGTCGGTGGACAGGGTAACTAGGGCGGTCATGTAGAAACTCCTACGGGTTGAAAACTCTAGTATACCCGTACTTCGCGCTGACCGCAGAATTTTCTGCGGTGAAGACGTCGAGGGTCAGTCATACAACCCCTCCAGATCAGGTGCCACATACGTGGCGGGTTTGGCAATCTTGCCGTTGGCGTCGAACGTCGGCTGTCCGTTCTCGTCGTACTTGCTCCAGTTCGAGGTGTTCACCCGCTCGCAGGCCTTGGCAGTCTGCATCCCGGCGCAGTGCCCCACGCCCACGGCGGTCACGATCTGGTCGGCCAGCGAGTCGAGGAGTTCTTTGCGGTTGCCGGGTGTGATCCGCACCCAACCCTTGGCGGTCTTCAGCCTATGGGCCATCTCGTCAACCGCCATGCGCAGCGCAACCACTTGGTCGTCCGTGTCTTCATCCGTGCCGTGTACGCACTCCAACATCTCGGCCAGTTCTTCCATATGCACACCTAGCGCTACGTTGAAGTCCCGCTCAGTCGGGTTTGGGCGTGCTCTACGCTGCCACAGTTCGATGGATTCAATGCTCATGTTTGCAGTTCCTTGGGTACCGCCGGCAGCATGGCGGCGTGTTTGTCTCGGATGAGTTTCTTGGCCAGCGCGATCGCGGCCTCC